GATCCGCGAAAACACATATAGAATGGTGGGGTAATCATGGATTATAAAGAATATTCAAAACTACGCAGCATCGCCCGAAAGCGCATTGAGCGCGCCGCAGCTGCTGGCCTTGCGCCGTATGTTTTTATTCCTACGGTCAAAGAAGTAAAAGCCAGCGGAAACCCGGAACAATATATGTCCGCTGTCAAAGAGTTTTTGAGCAGCGGAAGCACCGTCCGGAATATTAGAAAAGCGCCGGAAACATCTTTTAAGAAGTTAGATCTTCCGGCGATTCCGCCAGGACAAAAGAAAGAACCGCCGCTTTCGCCGGAAGCGAAAAGAGCCCGCCGGCGGGAACAGAACCGGCGGAGCAAAGCGAAAAGAGCCGTTGAAAAAGCATCCGGCAGCGAAGGCGAAGCGCGGAAGCGTGTTGGATACTTAAAAGCGCTTGAAACTGTCGCGAAGCAATGGCGGGAAGCTGGCGTAGATGTTGGCAATTACCTGGGCGTATTATCGCCTGGAAGAGCGAAGGCTTTTACTGAATATATGGAATATCGTTTTTCACAGGGTGATTATAATTCTAAGTATGTTATCGATACTTTTATCCGGGATTTCGGGGAATTGGTCAAACGGAATTATAACTTTGAAAACATCAAAGCAGATTTCGGGGCCTTCCTGGACAAGCAGAAGGAATTGAAAAAAGGCAAACGCAATACTAACCGTTACGGCATTTCGGAAGATGAAGTATATAACGCTTGGAGTAAATTTGCGAAAGGATAATATCAAATGTTGGTCAACTATCGGGATATTGATTGGTTATCCTTTTTCCGGGATCATGGTTTAGTCCCCAGGGCGAAGCGGCAGCGGAGAAACAAGAAAGCGGAATTGGTGAACGTATTCGCTGCCTTTGATATCGAAACAAGTATTATCCAGCGGTCCGAAATAAATACAGATGCACACGCTTTCTTATATATCTGGATGTACCAAATTGAAGATTATTTAATCAAGGGCCGGACCTGGGCGGAATGGTTCGATATGCTGCTCCGGATCCGGACCGCGCTGGAGAAATACGGAAAGGAAATGAAGCTTGCGAAATGCCCGATGATGGTAACTTATATTCATAACGCCGCATATGAATTCAGTTTTATAAGCGGGCTATATCCTTTCACGGATGAAGAATGTTTCTTCCGCGATGTTAGAAAACCGATTTACTTTAGAATGTACGATGCTTTTGAATTCAGATGCAGTTATATTCAAACAAACCTGTCATTAAAAGCGCTCACGAAACAATGCGGGGTAAAGGAAAAGCTATCCGGTCAAGAATTCGACTATTCAAAGATTCGGTTTCCCTGGACAGAACTAAACGAATTTGAAGAGAACTATTGTACTACGGACGTTGAATCCCTGGTTGCGTGCATGAAGTACCGCATCCATAAATCCGGCGACACTCTGTTAACGGTCCCTCTCACGTCAACCGGATACGTCCGCCGCGAATGCAAGGCCAGCTTGAAAGATCGGTATTTGCAGATTAATGAAATGAAGCCGTATCACGGGGAAAACGGGGTCCGGATCTATCGTCTGCTCAGGGCTTGTTTTCGCGGCGGAAACACACACGGGAACAGATTTTTCGTCGGTCGCGTCCTGGATGATGTTTACAGTTACGATATCGCGAGCAGCTACCCAACGCAGCAGCTGACGAAAAAGTTTCCCATGAAACCTTTTAAATGGCTGGACGGTGATCTTTCAGCGGATCGTGTTTTCATGTTTATCGGATTAGATTATGCTGTTGTCGGGGAATATCATTTTACGGGCATCCGGTTAAAGAATCCGAAAGAACCGATTCCCTATATCAGCCTGGGGCGGTGTGATGCTTCCGGGTTCAAGCTGGACAACGGGCGAATTCTGCGGGCGGACTATCTGGAAATCAGCCTGACGGAGATTGATCTGGAAATCGTCCTGGATACCTATACTTTTGATAAGATGGAAATTGTCCAGGTAATGGTTGCTCAGAAGGATTATTTGCCAGCGGAATATCGCGGCGTGATCCAGGATTATTATAATAAGAAAACCGCATTGAAAGGAGATGAAACAGAGGACGGAAAATACATGTACAGAAAAGCAAAGAACATGTTAAATTCCGTCTATCGATGGAATGTCCGCCACAGATCCCATTCACCAGGAAATCAAATATAATGGTGGCGATTATTCCCGCAACGGATACGAAACCATGACGGCGGAAGAAATCGAAAAGGCATTGAAAGGAGCAGCGTTTCCCTATCAGTGGGGCGTTTACACAACCGCCTACGCGCGGCAGCAGCTGCAAACCGCTATCAAGTTATGCGGGGATAAAATTATCTATTGTGATACGGATTCGGTCAAGACGCTGGGTGATGTTCCTATTAATAAGCTGAACGAAGAATTACGCCGGAAGGCTACTGCGGTTTGCGCCTATGCGGACGATATGAATGGCAAACGTCACTATATCGGACTCTTTGAACCTGACGGGCATTATAAGCAGTTTATCACCCAGGGCGCGAAGCGTTACGCCTATATAAAGGACGATGGTAAAATGGGCGTAACGGTTGCCGGGGTTTCTACCGCGATCAATGAAACGACCGGTATTCCGTTCGCGGTGGAAGAATTGAAATCATTGAAGCGGTTCAAACCGGGCATGATCTGGAAGGCCGCCGGCGGGACCCAGGCTGTTTATAATGATAATGATGATTGGGATTATACGGACCCGGAAACCGGCAATGATGTTCATATTTCAAAGAACGTTGCTATTATCCCAACAACCTACGAAATGACGCACAGCCGGGATTACAAATTACTTTTGTCGGAAATACAGCTTTATTCGGAATACAGAAGGGAGCGGGAATAACATGATACCATTCAGAGGTTATCAGATGGCAGCAGGAAAGAAGGCTTATAAAAAGGCGCGGTTCCGGAAACGGAATAAACGGGTATTAATTAATTTTCTGAATAGTTTGAAGATAGTGAATTGGGAAGCATATTACAAAAATGGAAAGTTAAAATTATCAAGTTTATATGGAAGGACGGTAAACGAAAATGGCCAGGATCTATGATCAAGACGGTTGGGTGAACTGGGATTATATCATGCAGCAGCCCGAATCTATTATCAGCGTTGTCGGCGCTCGCGGAACCGGGAAAACATACGGGCTTTTCAAATGGTTAATTACTAATAAGAAGAAATTCATATATCTGCGGAGAATGAAAAGCCAGCTTGACGAATGCCGCCGGGACGGAAACCCTTTCAAAAAATTAAATACGGACCTTGAAATGGATATCAAGCCATTCCCGGCAGCTGGTTCGGTGGCGTTCCGGGAAAAGGAAAAAGACGGCCCGCTGGTTGCCGTGGGCGTGGCCCTGTCCGTGGTCGCGAACGTGCGCGGTGTTGATTATTCCGATTATGATTATATTGTGTTTGATGAATTTATTTCATCCGAAGGCGAGCGGCCTATTAGGAATGAATTCCAGGCGTTTCTGAACTTTTATGAAACCGTGAACAGGAACCGGGAATTAACCGGACAACCGGCGGTAAAATGCCTGATGCTGGGGAATGCTAACCGGATCAGCAATCCCTATTTTTCCGGATGGCATTGTATGCAGCGAGTATTGCGGATGATATCCGGAAATCAGATGGTTTGGCGGACAGAGGACCGGACCAGGATGATTATTCTTTTGCTGGAATCCCCGATATCCAGGCAAAAGGCTGGAACCGTACTATATCAGAATGCGAGCGAAGATTTTATCGAAATGGCTCTGGACAACGCTTTCCGGACGGACGGAACCAGGATCAAGTCGGAGCCGCTGAAAGAATTTACGCACATTGTTAGCATCGGGGAAATAGGGATATACAAGCATCGCAGCCAACGGCGTTATTATGTTTCCGCAACTACTTTGAAGGATCCGTATTATGAAGCATTCGGGATAGAATTAAAAATGTTCCGGTTAGATTACTATATGTTTAGGGTTTATTATATGGTGAATAAAACAGTTTCGTTTGAATCGTTCGAGTGCGAATTAATCTTCCGGGAAATGTTTGATTTAATTTGATCTTTGACAATCTCCGTTATTGATTTGAAACAAATATATGATATTATAATGGTATCAATCCGGATTAATCCGGAAAAAAGAAGGGAGAATTGAACCATGGAACTTTCTGCGGTACAGCTTTTCAAGGCAATGAACGACAAGCACACAAATCTGAAGGATTGCGAAGGGATGATCATTAGCCCGGTCGCGGTGCATACTCACAACTACACCGCCCAGGATGGCAGCGATCACGCCGTTTTGGTGATCCTTAACGGCAAGGACGGCAAATTTTACAAGACCGAAGTCAAGGCGTTTATCGAAAAGTTCCTGACCTACCAGGAAGCTTTCGGAAACCTTCCGGACGATCAGAAACCGGAAATCGTGATTACAATCAATCAGAGTAAAAAAGGCAATCGCTACGTCAATTTTGATCTGATTGATAAGGCTTGATAGTTTCGCCGGAAACGGTTAAACTATAAAGGGCTGTTGATTCGCTCCCCAACGCAAGGGCCGGAAGCCCGGGGAAGTGCTGGCGAGCACATGAAGCGAATTAACAGCCCCGATTTTATTTTGTGGGGTGATGGTATGTTCTGGTGGTTCATTGGCGGTATGTTTGTCGGTGCCCTTCTTTCCCTGTTTTTCCTGGCAATTTGTAATGCTTGTTTAAAGGAAACTATTGACGATGAAAAAGAAAGGAATGATACATAATGCAAGACATTGTTACTATTATTCAAACGGTAGGGTTCCCGATTGCGTGCGCGGCTGCAATGTTTTTGATGCTGCAATCGGAGCAGAAAGCGCATAAAGAGGAAAGCGTCAAATTGACCGAAACCATAACGGATATGAAATTATCTTTTAATGATGCTATTCACAACCAGGAACAAACGATCACGGAAGCGATTAATAACAATACGCTTGTGATACAGAAGCTGCTTGATAAATTAGATAAGGAATGATTGCATGGAACAGCTTTATCGGACCGGCAAACAATACGCCGACCAGGCGAAAAATACAAAGTATGATAAACTGACATATGATCAGGTTGATTGCCAGGCTTTTTGTGAGTTAGTTCTGAAAGATATTGGCGTCCGGAACAGTAAAGGCGTTCCGTATAATTGGAAAGGCTCGAATGATATGGCCCGCAATGCGGTATCCTGGATCGGGACTCTTGACGAATGCCGCCAGCTTTTCGGAGATATCCCGCTCGGATCCTGGGCGTTCATCTGGGAGAACAAAACCGGCAAGGAAAAAGAGCGCGGATATTATGATGGGAAAGGAAATTATTCTCATGTCGGTATCTATGTAGGACAAAGTACTGTCCGGGATAGTACCAGGTACAAAAATTCATCCGGCGAATATGTCCGCAACGGTCCCGGAAACCGCGCATTATCGGCGTTCAATATGATTGGACTTCCGAAAATGCTTGATTTTGAAGGGAACTCTGAATATAATGAAAATGTAACAATTAAGGACCTTTTCACGGAAATTAGGGGAATGCTGGACACTCTGGAAAGGATGGTTGTCAAATGACGGTTGAACAGGTATTAACATTGGTAGACAAAGGGTTTACAAGGGACGATATCATGAAATTAACCGGGGACGGGTCTTTCACCTCTACCGTTCCCGCAGCCGATTCCGGTGCAGCCGGCGCGGATCCTGGTCCGGTATCCTCCCGACCGGATCAGGACGCGAAACCGGACGCAAAACAGGTAAACGCAGGACCGGCGGAAAACGCGAAGGACGATCCGGAACCAGAACCGGCGGCAGCTGCTGCGGAGCCGACCGAAACGGAAAAGCGCCTGGACAGTATCGAACAATCAATATCCAAATTGATTAAAAGCATCCAGGCAAACAACTTGAAATCGGATGCTTTCGGGAAACAGGCGGATTCCCTGGAAGAACAAACCGATAAAATCATGGCAAGCATTATCCGCCCGGAACACATTAATAAAGGAAAGGAATGATTTTGAATGTCGGTAAACTCTCTCACTTTTGAACAGGTTTCAACCGTTTTGACTTCCATTGTCAAACAGGCCACAAACCAGGCTGTTCTGACCCCGACCGATACCGCTTCTTTTGTATCGGTAGCACAGATCGCGCTGCGGGCTGATCGGGATGCCGTTATGAATGCTATTTCTAACGTGCTGGCCCGGACCATTTTCAGCATTCGCCCCTATTCCGCGAAAATGACCGGCCTGGAAATGGACGGCTTCCGGTGGGGAAACATGATGCGGAAACTTTCCATCGTTGACAGCGATTGGCAGGATGACCCCGCTTATGAATGGCCCGCGACCTATGACGCTGGACAGACTCCGCCCACAGGTGACGGCGAAGCGATTGACCCCTGGACAATCAAAAAGCCTAACGTTCTTCAGACGAACTTCTACGGCGCTTCCGTTTATTTCGATGAACTTACCATTTTTGAAGATCAGATCGAAAGCGCCTTCCAGGGTCCTGAGCAGCTGGGAAGTTTCCTTACCATGCTCATGACCGAACTTTCCAACAAGCTCGAGCGCTCAAACGAAGGGCTGCGGCGTGGCCTGGTTTGCAATGCTATCGGAGCGATCCGCGCGGAAAACAAGGCGGAGCGGAATATCCATCTACTGACCGAATACAACGGATTGACCGGAAACAGCTTCACAAAACAGGATATTTATGATCCCGCGAATTTCCCGGCCTTCATGAAATGGATGTATGCGCGCGTTGCCGAAATTACGGACCTGTTTACCGCTGCGTCTACCATGTTCCAGACGGTAATCACCGGGAAGCCCATTGTTCGCCATACGCCTCTGGAATTCCAGCGCGTTTATCTGTATAGCCCGCTGATTCGGCAGATGGAAGCGCGAGTGCTTGCGGATGCCTACCATGATGGATTCCTGCGCTATTCCGATGTTGAAAGCCTTCCGTATTGGCAGAGCATTCAGACGAAGGACGTTGTTTCCGTTTCTCCGGTTTATACCGGCGTTGACGGCAGCGTAGTCAATGGCAGCGCCACAGTTGTTGAAGATGTGGTCGGCCTGATCTTTGACCGGGATGCTATGGGCATGACGATTCTTGACCGGCGCGTTCTGTCTACGATGCTGAACAGCAAAGGGTTATACAGAAATTTGCATGTCCATGCAAAACAAAGAATTTTTTGGGACTCGACTGAGAAAGCGGCGCTGCTCACGCTGGATTAATCCACAGTTTCCACAGCTTTTCCACAGGGAAGAGAATATTGATTCTCTTCCCTGTTTTGATAGGAAGGTGATAACGTGAATATTACTTTTTACTCTTTCGCGAAAAAGGCGAACAGCACGAAACAGCCGCCAGCGAACAGCGGGACCGTGCTTTCCTGCCAGCTGAAAGCGGATACGGATATGCTCAATCCTACGCTTGTGATCAATAACACGCCCATTGGATGGAATCCGATATGGAATTATTGCCAGATCTCCAATTTTAAAAGGTATTATTTCATTAATTCGTGGTCCTGGCGTAATGGCGTTTGGGAATGCAGCTGCGCAGTTGATGCGCTGGCAAGCTGGAAAACGGATATCGGAAACAATATCGAATATATCCTGCGGACGGATTCAACGGTCGTTTATAATGACGCGATCACGGATACAATGTATCCCGCAACAACGGACATTGATCTGAATCAGTATTTTCTTACTTCCGCTTTTGTTTCCGATATATCAGACGGGATATATGTAGTTGGCATTATCTCCGGAAATGACGTCCAGGCGGTCGGCGCTATTTCTTATTATGCAATGTCGGCAACGGAATTCGGAGCATTAAAGGAAGCGCTGCTTTCGGATGATAACTTGATCACTATGGGTATGGCGGCGCTGGATCCCGGAACACAGCAGCTTGTTCCGCTTATAACGGATATGTCAATGGAAATGCTGAAAGCGATGTATAATCCTTTTCAGTATATTGTGTCCTGTATGTGGTTCCCTTTCCCGAAAAGCGTGATAACATCAACTCCGGTTTCTTCCATTCAAATAGGATGGTGGAATTATTCCTTGTCCGGAAACAGGATCACAGCGCAAACGTTAACATTATTTGAAGGACCGACAAGTATCCTGCCCCATCCACAGGCCAGCACGCGCGGAAAGTATTTGAATCATGCGCCGTATACCCGTTGCACGGCCTACGGTGTTTTTGGTTCTGTTCCAATGGATCTTTCATATTTCGATGAAAATGACGACCGTTTAATAATTCGTTATATGATCGATCTGATTACAGGGAATTGTCGTACCCGGTTTGAAAGCTATGTTTCCTCTGAGCAAACGCCTATACACCATACAATTACGGAACGCGATTTCCAAATTGGCGTACCGATTCAGCTTGCCCAGATCGCGACCGATTACCTGGGTACAGCTGTTGCCGGTATTGATGCCATCGGAAAAACAGTTTCTTCCGCTATGCGGTTGGATGTAGGCGGCGCGATTTCCAACGCAGCGCATGGAATCTATAATACGATTGAGGCAGCTATGCCCCAGCTGTCCACTTCCGGAACAAACGGTTCCTTCCTTATTACTAATAGCCATATGCAGACAAGTTTCTGCTATCAGTTCTATCGGATTGTGGACGAAGATCTGACCCATAAAGGACGGCCCGTTTGCGCTAATATGTTGATCAGCAGCTTGTCCGGCTATGTACTATGCGCGGAAGGCGACTTGGACCTGGATTGTTTCGCGCCGGAAAGACAGATGATAGCGGCATTTTTGACCGGCGGGTTTTTCTGGGAGTGATCGCGTATGATCTATAATATTGATGGTTATTGGACCAGCAGCGATTTGCCTATTGATCAACCGCAGCAGGAACATAATGCGCGGGGATTGTTCACGCAGCTGTACCGGATCGGATTCACGCCGGGGCCTATTTGCGCGATGCTCGGAAACATTCAGGCGGAATCCGGATTGAATCCCGGTACGCTCCAGGGCGCTTCCGCTGATCCGATGCCGGACAATAATACAATGCTTGCGTTTACCGCCGGCGCTGGAATAGTGCAATGGACTCCCGCAAAGGATACTATTGTTCCGTATGCTATAAGCATTTCCCGGAATTGGTATTCGATGGTAACCCAATTTTTACGGCTTAAATATGAATTTGATAATAATATCGAATTCATCGGGGTAACGGTTGGCGGCGTTTATTACAATTGGCAAGTGTTTTATGATTATGAAGTGGACCCTCTGGACCCGATGCAAACTATTAATGATCTTGCAGAAGCATTCCTTCGCGGTTATCTTCGGCCCAGCAATCCGGACGCGACATTAAGCAACAGGCAGTATTATTCCCGGATATGGTATTCCTTATTAAAGGACTTTAAACCGCTTCCCGTTTGGATGTATAATAAAGGAAATAAAAGAAAGGAGTTGAAGCGCAGGTGGATAAGGGTATAACATACGATTATATTAATCTGTATAACGCATCCCGCGCTCCGTCTACGGTCCATGTAAAAAATTCACGTTTACGCAACTATTTCCGAAAATACTTGATGCAGAAAGCAATATCTGTTTTCAAATGGAATATCCCTGACGAATGGGATAAGGATTATTTTCTGTATACTCTGTACGGCGCGGGCTTCATTGCGATCCTGGACACGGACCGATATGGCGTGATCTGCCAGCAATGTGCGCCGGGTGGTTACAATCTTTATTACCGGCCTTCCTATGTCATTGTCACTAATCCGCTGCTGCCTACGTTAACGCTTAATATCGACCGCGATTGCGTCCTGGTCAAACTGCAACCGGACTATTCTTCCATCTGCGATATTGTCGGATATTATGCGGATCAGCTGGCGCTCGCGTCCGAAGCTATGGGCGTGAACCTGGTTAATACGAAATCCGGAATTGTGTTCGGTGCGGAATCAAAGGCCCAGGCGGAAGCCTACAAGAAAATGTTCGACAATCTTTCCGAAGGCGATCCCGCTACCGTGATCGGAAAGAATCTTCTGAATGATGACGGTTCGCCTTCCTGGTTCCCGTTTGTCGCATCGGTGAAAGAATCATACGTTACAACCGACATTCTTTCCGATATGCGGAAGATTGAAGCAATGTTTGACACAGAAGTTGGGATCCCGAACGCGAACACGGACAAGCGGGAAAGACTCATATCCGATGAAGTAAACGCGAACAACGTTGAAACCGCGACCCGCTGCGAATTATGGCTTGAAACTGTCCGGAAGGAATTTGAAAAGGCTAATGCTATGTTTGGCCTTAATCTTTCCGTTGATTGGCGCGTAAACCCGCAGACCGCGGCGCAAACGTTCAACCAGGAACCGGAAAGGAGTGATCAGTAATGTCATTAGGCGCTACAATGTCGATCCTGGGATTATGGAACAATGATCATTCTATTTTCGATCTGATGCAGCTGCCGGACGGATTCACCACAGAGGACCGGGAAACCGTAACGGATTCGATCCTTACAGAATGCGCGGAATTGGAAGTATTATATCCGGCCCCGGCGGTCATGAAAAACGTTATTGGCATCTGGTCCCGGAAAGAGCTTCCAACGTGGCAGCGGATTTATAATGCGTCATTGCTGGAATATAACCCAATTGAGAACTACCGCCGGGATGAAACCGAAACCATAGAGGACGACCGAACCGAAGAGCATTCCGGAACCGACACCAATACCGCCAGCGGAACCGATACGAACCGGGCATCCGGGACTGATTCAACGACCGGCAATTCGTCCAGCACCACCACAGACGGCGGAACCGATGTAACGAAAAATGATGTTACCGGTTATGATTCCGCCGCTATGGTTCCATCTAATCAACAGACGATTGAACACGGAATGACCCAGGGCGTTTCCGAAAATGCATCTAATTCGACAACCTACGGTCGGACCGATACCGTAACGCATGGTAGGGTGGACAGCTACCAGCACGGCGAAACAATCGAGCATTCCGGAGGGACGACCCGGACAAATTTAGCATTCGGTAATATAGGCGTTACAACATCGCAGCAGATGTTGACGCAGGAAATTGAGATTGCTAAAATTATAAACGTAATCCCGATGATTGTGGATTCGTTTAAAAACCGTTTCTGTATCATGGTTTATTAATGAAAGGAGTGAAACCAATGTTTGAAGGATTCCCGTATACCAATTTCCATGAACTTAATCTTGATTGGATCATCAAGATTGCAAAGGACTTTTTGGATCAGTATACCAACATTCAGCAGACTATCACGGACGGTCTGGAAGATCTTGACGAAAAGGCCCAGCAGCTGCAAGCCGCGCTTGATGCCTGGTATGAAGAGCATTCCGAAGATATCGACCAGCAACTGACCCAGGCGATGGAAGATCTGAACGATTGGTATACGGAACATCAGAATTATCTTGATGAAACATTATCACAAAATATTATTGCTTTTAATAATGCAGCAGACGCAAAGGCTGCGCTTACAATCGCCTCCATCCCGGATGATTATACGGAGCTTGCTACAACTGTTGCAAACTTAGAAAGTGCGTTTACTAATACAGTTGGAACGGTTATTTTTTCCGGTACAAATCATTATAACGGAATAGGCCCGGAAAATTGGTCTACCATTGAGCTTTCTGGTGCAATGTCTTTATATATCTGTTTCCCGGATAATCCCGGAAAATCAATCGAAGTTAATGCATATACAGACAGATGGAATTTGCTTGATACAATTACAGATACTGAATGGCATAAAATCGAAATCCCTGCCGGAGCAACTAATGATCTGATGTTTACATATCGGGGATCTGATGCGTTTGATATTTCCGCTTCAATTGTTAATAATGCAACAAATAATATTATTGATAAAATCATAGACATTCCGGAATTGCAAAACGATGTTGAAGAATTACAGGATATCGTAAACGGTACAGAAAATTATTACGGTTGTGATCCCCTGGAAGAAACCCGGTTCCGGTCCAATATGCTTGGGTATAGTGTTTGTCCTTGTAAAAAGCTGTCGGTGGCCGGTAAATTGAAATCGTTGTTCGTCCGTAGTTATGTAGCAGGAAATACCGTTGTCCAGGTCGGAAAGGTGGATCAGCTGTATTTATTTGTTCCCCGTACTTCCTTTAATGTGACTCTTGCCCCGGGCGAACAGACAATAGATGTTTCCGATCTTGATATTTATATGGCGGAAGAAGAACAGCTTCTGATTAGATTTATTGACAGAACGCCGTTTAATAATATTACCGGCAGTCCGGAAGGCGATACGTCCTTCTATTATTCCCCGACCGGCGGAAATCAACTGCAAGTATTCGGAGCGCAGCAAGCAGCTGTTTTCGGTTTCGGTTATACGGTGGCAACTTCTATCAATGACCGCCAGGAAATTCAGATCCAAATCAATACTAATAATATTGATACCATGCAGGGAACAATATCAGACCTGCAAGCTTCACAAAATATTGTAAGTGATGATTCCGGAAACAAGTACCGTATTATCGTTGTAAATGGTGCGCTGGCGCTGAAATCACTTAATTATTCCCGCGTTCTTTGTGTAGGAAATTCTTACACTATTCACCCCATAATTACCGATGTCGAACCGGATTATGCAAATCAAATTTGGTGGGGACATTGGGCAATGGCTGCAAGCAAAAAAGAAAATGCATGGCCTTCTCTGGTTGAAAATGCATTAAAAACAAGGAATCCCAGCGCTGTTGTTACTCCGATCTTCGGAAGAAGATACGAAACTAATTACAATACTTATACGCTTGATAATCCGAATACTTTTCAGTATTGGAACGGTTCCGCCTGGCAGAGTTTAAAAGATAACCTGGCCAGCTTCACCGATGTTGATGCGGTTATCTTCTTCCTGGGCGCAAATTACAGCGGATCCGATTGGTACAGCTTATATAAACCGATGATTGAAAAATTCAAAACGTGGTTCCCTGGAATCGATGTATATGGTTGTTCTACTTCTTCCAGGTATAACGCTGCAAAAGATTCCGCAATTGAACAGGCATTAACAGAGGAAGCTGGCGTATTTATTAACCTGGTTGGCATCAATGCTAACGCGCAGATCGGCGCTTATGTATCGGGTGATGATAATTTGCTTCATCAGATTAATAATAATGCCGTTGCAAATCACTTCGGGGATTATGGCGAATACTTAATCACGGACAGGGTATGCAATGCGATAGGGTATAATAATCCAAACGCCGTGTATAATGTCAACATCAATTCCCCTGCAACCGCTACGTTAACGGTGGTTTCTGATAAGGCGCTGAGCGGAAATATTGTAACGGTATTCGCGGATGTTGCAGCAGGTGAAACCCTGGCAGATATCACGGTCATGGACGAAAATAGTCAGTATATAACGGTAACTGATCACGGGGTTACTGATTACGGAAGAGTGTTCACGTTCACGATGCCGGCATCCAATGTAACGATATCCTAATCAAAAACAATAAAGACCCTGCTTGTCAGGGTCTTTTTTTATTTTATTAAATCTTTGTTACGCACATTGCAACATTGGGGAACTTTTGTAACAAATTTGTAACATTCTAAAATCCA